ACTCAATACATGGGCGACAGCGATGTGGATTTAGCAGAACTCAGCGAAAAGGCAGAACTTCTGGCAGAAGCAACAGGGCGAGATAAATCAGATGTGATGGCAGACCTTCTGGATGATGGAGTTCTGAATGAATCGAACAAACAAACGATGGGTATTCTGGACAAGGCCAATGAACAGGCTGTAAAGGCCAAAGCACTCTTGATGACAGTCTTGCCTGTCCTTGCTGTTCTCTTAGGCGGAGGGGGTGCTGAGATGCTTGGAATCACCGACTTCATGGGCAACGATTCAGAGGATGATGATGACTACTATGACCCATCATGGGATATGGTCTGGGGATGCACCGATTGGGATGCTGAGAATTATGACCCGATGGCAACAGATGACGATGGCACTTGCTATTGGCCGCCAGAGCCTGTCTATGGTTGCACCAATCCAGCGGCCATGAATTATGACCCAGAGGCCACAGAGGATGATGGCACTTGCCAGCCTCGCCATAGAGGTTGTATGGACTCCAATGCTGAGAACTATGACGACGAGGCCAACGAGGATGACGGCTCTTGCGAATACCCACCAGAACCCATCTATGGATGCACAGATGAAAACGCCCAGAACTATCAGTCTGAGGCCACCGATGACGATGGGTCGTGTGAATACCCATCAGACCCAGCGGATTGCTCTGTGGGCGTTGAGAACCACTATCGTGGGCATGTTGATGATGATGCTGAACAGGATGCGATGTTGATTGCATTCAAGGTCGTGCCAGATGACTGTGATGACTTTGACCTTGATGTCAAAATTGCTCTGTTCCAGAATGGACAAGCACCAAACTACACTCACGACCAGCAGGTATCTGGAGACCAGATTCACGAGTTCTCTCATGTCTTTGATGACTTGCCTGTTGGCAATTGGATTCCCAAAATAATCGTCAGATTGGATGGTGTTGAGAAGGCAAATGTGAACTTCTGGGCTTTAGATATTGAAGCACCAGAGTGCGAAGGGACAGCGATATTCTATGATGTTCAGACACAATGGATTCTGGAAAACAACAACACCACCGCCAGATTGGAGATGAAGTGGGATGCAGATTGGTCGTGTGATGAAATCAAGTATATCGAAGTGGATATGGTCATAACCAATTCTTCTGGATATGTATCGTGGTCGAAGGTTGCGGCATACAATATCACATTCAATGAAGGGGCATACATCACCATCTATTGGGATGAGAATGTGAACCTATCTGAAAACTACACTCTAAGCCTCTCTCTGTGGCATCAAAATGATTCTGGTGCATGGTTGAACCCAGACAGCAAAACAATCGCTCTGGGGCGACCAGAGGATGCAAACTAAGCGATTCTGTGATAAACCCCCAAGTTCACCAGCAGGGTTATGGAGACAGAAACGCTGATTGCAGTTTTGACACTTGTAGCAATTCCCACCGCCCTTTGGCTTAGAGAGCGATACGCCAGAATCATGGCTGACGGCAAAATAACCTTTGAAGAAGTCGTTGATGAAATCAAAGGAATCGCTGACAAAGCAGAAGAAGTCAAAGCAGATGTTGAAGAAATCCTTGAAGAAGAGTGATTCAGATGGGGAAGAATGACAAGTCTGTCAATGACAGAATGATGATGCTCGTTGGAGTTCCTGTTGTTCTCGCATGGATGGGATTTGCATGTCTGGTTATCTGGTCTGGTCTCCAAGACGATAAGGTCATGAACAACATTGACGGATATACAACGCTCATCGCTATTATCGGCGGACCCGCCCTTTTGATTCTGACATCAATTCTGGAACTCTGGAAGTCTGAACAGAATCAAGAGATAACTTCGATGCCAGAGCATTGGACTCTCCAAGCAAAGGCGACTGAAAACGAATCAATTCACCTCAGACAATTGGCTAACCGTCAAGCAATTCACATTCAAGAACTTGAAGCAGAAGCCCAGAAGGTTGCACTTGGTCTTATTGAGACCAATACATCAGCCGATACATCAGAAGAGTGATTCAAATGTCGCAACGAGATGATGTTCACTTTCAATGGACTCAAGCAATCCATCGGGATTTAGCAAATCTCAGAGACAACCACCTCGCTCACATCGCTGATGACTTGACCAATCTCAAACGAGATGTGGATTCACTCAAGTCAGATGTTGATGAACTCAAAGGCATCAAGGATGAAGCCCTCAGCATCCTTCGCAGATACTCTGGCAGAATAGTCGTGGGCATCCTCGTCGGTATCGGTGCGGCCACAGGCACACCCGTATTGATGGAGATGGTCTGAGTGGCGACCTTTGTTGACACCAGCAAAGACAACAGACGGCCAAAGTGCGATATTGAAAAAGTCGGATATGCTTGTTTAAGCAATCCAGACATCAGACTGTCTCAGTCCTGTTGGGTTTGCCTCGTGTATCAAGCCAAAAAATGGGGGAGGCCATACTAATGCCACTCATGCTGGTCGCCTGTCAAGAGTGCAATCGCACTAAATGGTCAAGGTCTCCCAGACCCAAGTGCAACGCTGTGGATTGCTCAAGACGCTATGGCAACATGAAGGCCGTTCAGCCCCAGCCGCCGCCACCAGAATGGGCTTAAGCCCACTCTTGCATCATGACCTTAACGAATCGGTTGAATCGCTTGCGGCCTGTCTCGTTTTTCTTGTCTGCTGGTTTCCAATTGTAGCCAAGACAGAATTGAACAGTCGTGAATCGTCGGTTGCCAGAACTGCTTCCTTCACCTTTTGAGATTCGGACAAACTTTGGGAACTGTGCAATAAACGCATCAGCCATCTCTGCTTCTTGAAACCAGAAACTCAAGGACATGCTGAAACTTGGGGGAACTTGCCAATTGTCCCAATCTCCTTCTTCTGCTTGGACAAAGGTTTCTGCTTCTTTTTCAACAGCGTTGAATTGTTCTTCTGCGTCAGCAAGACATTCCTCGATAGTCTTGAAATCTGATGTATGGTGTTTGATTCCAGAGCCATTGTAAAATGTAGCGTATGATAGTTCGTTCCAATGTTCGCCTGTTGTCTGCATGTGTTGAACCAATGGCTCTCCCCTTATCAATGCTTCGACATTTCAATACTTTGATGTCTCAATTGAACTTGTATGCAATCAGACTGACACGAGCAAAGCAACGGCGACCAGAATCGGTGAATGCGGTGTTAATGGTGTAGCCCTTAGCCTTCAATTTGTCAGCGGCTCGGTGAACCTTGTTCCATTGTGCTTTGGTGTGGTTGAACTTCATGTATGAGCCAACGATTTGAACATCTGCTTTGTCAGATGTTGAATAGCAATCGTGGCAGTATTTGTTATTCCAATCAAGTTCAAGTGCTGGCTTGGATGGGTTTTTACAGGCTGAACCTCCGCACTTGCGGCAGGTGGTTTGAGGGTTTTTGTATTCGCTCATGACATTCCCAGCATGTCAGAGTATATCAATAGTTCGGTATTCCAATACTTTGATGTCTCAATAGGAATGTTCTTATACTTCCTATCGCTCGGAGGGTTGAGAGCAACACATGGCGCACTCCAATCAACGATTGGTAAGACCCCCTCTGCGAACCTCTCCCCAGACGACTTGGATGGGAATATGCTGGCAACGGCTAATCAAGACACCCGCTGACGAAAAATAGGTTGAGGAACAACCAGAAGATAAACCCCTCTGGGGTGAGAAGCGGTTGGGGTGTAGTTCCAGCCCTTGTCCAATTCACGAACCAGCATCTGACAGCCGAGTCATTAAGGTGGATGCAAGTTCCCGCTGGCATGAGGATGCCAGAATCGGGCAGGTGCTGGTTCACCTCATATTCCTCCCAAAGCAATTAAACCACAGATGCCCGTCATCACGGTATGGCAGAGCGTAAGCGCACCTTCGCAGACCGATTGCTGGGGCGCAACAGGTCAGCATCCCCAGCCGATGTGCAACGCTTAACCAAACTCATCAATGACCAACACCAACCAGAGATGGATTGGGATGGCAAGGCTCTGGCTTCAATGTCCAAAATCGGACAAGCCACATCAGCATCCAGAGGCAAGACAGGTTCTGGAGGAACTCAAACTCAAGTATCATACAGTCTGCTCAGAGACATCTCGCTCAAGTCTGAGGTTGTCAACGCTATTCTCAGACGATGTGTTGACGACATTCTGGGCAACGGATATTCATTCGTTCTGGCAGAAGGCAAAGAGAATGGAGATTCGGCTCAATTGCAGAAACTCAAGGACTTCTTCAAGAATCCAAATCCAGATGACAACGGCAACGAGTGGATGGAATCACTCATCTATGACCTTTGCTTGTTTGGAGATGCCTATCTGGAACTCGATGGTTCAGATGACACCAACACAGATGGACAAGGACAGTCGTGGACATACGGCGGTGAACTCGCAAGCGTCTGGCCTATCCCAGCAGAGCAGATGACTTTGCTCGCTGGCAACCGCAGACCAGAGCCACCAGCGATGGCATACATGCAGAAACTCAACGGCGAGACCAGAAAGTTCAGCAAGGACAAGGTGATTCACATCTCCAAGTTCAAGCATGGTCGTGCATACGGGACTTCACCTCTGATTCCTCTGCTCAATGTGATTGCTGGACACCTCAATCTGTCGAACTATCTGAATGAACTCTATACAGGAACTCTGCCCAAGACCATTCTCAATGTGGGCGACATCAGCAACGCTGAGATGAAAGCCATGCTCGCACTTCTGGAACAGCAATTGACAGGCGGCAAATCACCATTCGGTCTGGTCGCTGTGAACGGTGGAACAGGATTCAACATGCACAGGATTCTGGACTCGACCAGAGAAGGCGCACAGTTAGACTTGCTTTACTATTATAGAGAAGAAATATGCGCTGTCTTTGGCATCCCACCGATGAAACTTGGCTGGGTGCAGACAGGCAAAATGTCCAATCCAGAATCTCAATTAGAGGCTTGGTATGATGTCATTGAATCATATCATAAGCGTGTTGAGGCAGTTCTCAACAACCGACTTCTGCCACTCTTTGACATCACCGATTGGGAGTTCAAGTTCACCACTATCCGACCCAGCAGGGACAAGGAGATTGCAGAGACTCGCAAGGCAGAAGCCAACGCTATCTCCAACCTCCGTCAAGAGGGTGTCATATCAATCAACGAGGCCAGAAGTATGCTCGGCTTTGAGCGTCTGACTGAGCCAGAGGCAGATGACCCGATGTTCCTATCACCCAAACTTGCCATCAACAAAGGCAAAGTCGAATCTGGTGTTGAGGCTGAACTGTCAATTCCATCACTTGCAGATTTGTTCCCATCTCCAGAAGCACCATCCAATGAGGGCAAAGGTGCTGGTGAGCATCCAGATTGGCTCGATGAAATCCCTCTGGTTGAATTGTCAGACGATATTCGCACCGATATGCTTCACACCAGAATGAAGAACTCAGACGAGTTTGAGGAAATTATCGCAGAATCAGAGGCAGTTCTGAAAGCGGTTTTTGAAGAAGGACAG